CCTAGCTCATCTGCTATATCATTACAGATTTGCTCTGAGACCCAACTTACCAGGTTGTCCGTAGCTGCTTTGAAGTCGCCAGACAAGTATCCCTGTTCTTTCCCCAAATGTCGGCCGAGCCTCTCCATCATATATGATGTTGATGTGGGCATACCGATTAGGGCGAGGGCAGGGTGTTTGCGTAGTATATCGTGTAGGAATTTCCACAGGCTCTTTAGGACGGTTTGAGTGAATGGTGGACCCTTGGTGATGATGCGTTTCTTGAGAGGTTCTGCGAGTGCGACTGGCTCGACGAGCGGTTTTTCCACCGCCGCCTTGCTCATCAGTCGTATCCAGAACGTGCTAAAAGCCTTATCAAGCTCGTCTGATTCATTTTTAACGAGTGGTCTAATTATCCATCCCTCATCCTCTATCTCCTCTTCTCCACGACCTCCTCCAAGAACTTTTTCGATTTTGTCTTGTCTCACGTAACCATTTGGCTTTCTTAAGCCTGCCAGAAGTTCTCTATCCTCAATAATCTCGCCTACTGCACCTCCTCCCGTTCGGGATCGGATGTAGTTCGCAGATGTGCTTGGGAAGAGTCTTCGGACACGATCCTTTGTTGTGTAGTGTCTGCCTTTTAACAGTTCTTTAACTGTACGCTTGAGTTGGTCTCTGACCGACCCCTGCGTGAGTGTGATTTCAACGTCACCTCTAATAGCATCTACTTCGTTCCAAGGGACCAATGGCTCGTATCTACTTCTTGGCTTCAAAATCTGTTCGGCAGTCATCTCTAAGATGAATTCGCGCTCAGCTGCTTTAAGTGTCTCCTCCCCCATCCTTGGCATTCCTTTCTTCGATTGTTTGATCGATGAGAGGAACCCGAGGAATTCGAGTTTGGAGTTGGCCTTTGCTTTGTGCACGTAATTGTCGATGAATCTTCCTAATCGACCCCCGACCAGTTTTTGTGGTAAATCGACGAGTGTTTTTAACGGAGATTTTGGTAACGGGGTCATGGTGTGGAAGGCGAAGAACGCTGCAAGTTTGTACTTAGCAAAGTTCACCCATCCGCACTCCTCATGACCCGCTTCCCAATGTTTTCTTGTCTCCGCGTCGTTCCATCCACCTTTGAAGCCATAGATAGTACATAACGTGAGAAGTACATCAAGACAATCAGCAACCTGGTGTATTCCAGGTGGAGCTCCCGCTACCATGGGGCGTCTCATTTCAACCGTTGGCCGTTCGATCCCTAATCGGACCGAGGCACAGTTGTTCTTGACTTAAGAAAGTTAAGG